CTATGTTATCCTAAACCCAACTGATGCTGATGAACTTGACCTTACTAAGTCAACTACTGGTGAATATGTACTTCCTCCATTCAGAAGTGCAGATGGTACAACCATCAAGGGTGCTCGTGTGATTGAGAATACTGGTATCCCTGCAGGAACTTTCCTCGTTGGTGACTTCCGTAAACTCCACGTTGGTACAAAGGGTGGTGTTGAAATTGAGATGACAAACTCTGATGGAACAGACTTCGCAAAGGATATCCTTACGGTTAAACTTCGCCGTCGTGTTGCTTCTTATGTTCGTATCAATGACAACGGAGCATTTTATACAGGTTCAATTGCAACAGTTAAGGCGGCTCTTATTGCAGCTTAATACTTAGCGTATGACTGATAAAATCAAGGTGGGAACAATCTTGGAAAATTCAATTAGAGAATTTACAAAGGTGTTAGTTATAAAAGACGGACTCTTTGGAATCTCTGGTTGGACTAACCTCAAAAATGCAAAGGAGAGTAAAGTTGTGGTTACTTATGTAAACTCATTTGGACTCGAATCAGCAGAGGTTAAGATTGTTAAAGGTGGTGATAAGGAAGATTCATCTAATGCTCCAGGTGATGATACAAAATCCGAAACACCAAACAAGTCATCTCTTGCAAAACTTTCTGCAGAGGAAGTAAAAGCAAAAGCAGATGAACTTGGTCTAGTGTCCACTGGTACAAAAGCCGAAACACTAGAGTTACTTTATACCCATTACGGGCTATAAAATAACTTTAAAAAGAATGCTATAATTCTTTTGTAGGGTAGCAGAGCAATCTGCTATCTTATCAAGAAAATTATGGTAAATATTTGTAACACAGTTGACGAATTATCAAAAATAAATATAACTACTGCGAAGTCATCTGTGTATAGTGGCAGATTAAACATAATTACACGCAAGGATATAGTTTATACTGAAATACATGGAATCGAATCAGAATTACTATCTTGTACATTTGGGTATTTATTACAAGATAATGATAATTTTTTATTACAAGATAATGGGTTTAGAATAATTTTATAATATGGCTATCGAAGATAAAAAAGTAAGAGACCTACCACCACTCGTTATATCAGCTAATGATGATTTGCTTATTATTAGTGATACATCAGAGCCAACAGATGAGAATAAAACGAAGGTAACGACAAAGGCGAACTTCCTTTCAGAGGTATATACAGTTATTGCAGGTGTAGCTACATTGCTAACAAACTATTTTACAAAATCAGAAAGTGATGCAAGATACTTACAAAGCTACACAGAGACCGACCCAGTGTTCGTTGCATCACCTTCACACGGTATTACAGCTCCTGATATAGCAAACTGGAACAGTAAGTCGCCTTCAAATCATAACCATACGCTTAATTCTCTATCTGAGAAGAGTTATAACTCGTTAACCGACAAACCTACAATTCCAACGAATCTAAGCGATTTTAACAAAGATATAACATTTGATGAGAGATATTATACAGAAGTAGAAGTATCAAATCTTCTTAACTCATATATACCGACAACACAGAAAGGTGCAGTGTCTGGGGTGGCTACACTTGATGATTTTGGGAAAGTCCCAACATCTCAACTTCCACAAATAGCAATAACAAATACGTTCGTTGTTGCAAGTGAGCCTGAGATGTTATTCCTTACCGCACAGACTGGCGACGTTGCAATAAGGTCAGATGAAAATAAAACATATATCTTACAGGGGGCTGACCCAACACTTCTTGGAGACTGGGCGGTACTCGCAACACCAACAGACACTGTAACGTCTGTTTTTGGGCGTAATGGGGTAGTAACAGCACAAAATGGGGATTATACTACATCACAGATTACAGAGAGTGGTAACCTATATTTTACGACAGCTAGAGTACTTGCTACAGCTCTTGCAGGTTTTACAGTAGCAGGTACACGTACAGCTATTGTCGCAGGTGATACTATCTTACAGTCTTTCGGAAAGGTACAAAAATACTTTAATGACCTTAGTGCTCTTGCTTTTAGTGGTAGTGCCAGTGATTTAACAGGCACAAAGACTAGTGCTTTTATTAGTGATTTTGCTGGTGCTGTAGATTCAGTAGCCATTGCAGGTTTAAGCGGTTTATCTGTAGACACAAATACTCTTTTTGTTAATTCTGTTAATCATAGAGTAGGCATTGGGACGACGAATCCAACTTATAAATTACAAGTACAGACACCCGACACATCAACAGCTGGTGTTGTAGTAAATACAGGAGTATATCAATCAGCTCTTACATCTCATAAACTTATACTGGGAGCAAATAGTGGAACTCTTGTTGGAGGTAGTATCTCAGCCTCTGCTGGAAATATATATATTGCTCCTGGGTCAGGAGATACTATCTTTAATAATGCTGGTGGCGTAGAAATTGCAAGACTGGTAAGCAGTACTGGCAACCTCGGAATCGGGACGACGAATCCAAGTTATAGATTGCATTTATACGGAAATGTTGGGGGTAGGTATACTATTGGAGGTTTTCAGAATATCAATAGCACAGGTTCGGCTGAGTTTTCATTTATAAATGATGGGGGGCAGGTTGGCTCAATAGGCTCATATGGAACAGCAACAGCAGCAGGCATAGGATTTCCAAATCAACTTATTTTAAGAAGCGATACCAGTTCAGGTTTAGTAATTATGTCATCAAATGCTAATGGATATACCAGATTTTTTACGGGTGGCACGAGTAACAGTAATGAAAGAATTAGAATAACAAGCACTGGAAACGTCGGAATAGGGACAACGAATCCTCTAACGAAGTTGCATGTTTACGGTGATTTTGCTATGACAACAATTAACGGAACAGGAACACCTGCCATTACAGGAACTCAAAAGCTTGTACTCGGTGGAAATACATCAAACGGAGTTGGTAATCAGATTGGTTGGTATCCTAATTCCAGCTTTACTGGAGACATTGCACAAATATCTGCAGATGCGACAGCTTATGGAGTTTCTTCAGCTGGAGCTTTGATATTTAGAACAAATTCAGGATCTGAAACTTCTCCTTCGGAAAAAATGCGCATCTCAAGTAATGGTAATGTAGGCATCGGAACTGCGGCACCTGGAAGTATTCTTGATATATCAACAAGTACACCAATATTAACACTACGATCAAGTTCTACTACAGTACCGCATGGAATTGAATTTAAGAATGTTGGCAGTTTAGATGCTTTTATAAAACAAACTCCTAGCACGGGGGAATTACAATTAAATGTTGGAAGAAATTCTTCGTGGGGTGGTTTTCAAACATTCTTTACAGATACTGTTGAAAGAATGAGAATTACAAGCACTGGTAATGTTGGTATAGGTACCACTACACCAGGAAGTAAGCTATCAGTAAACGGTAACTCATACTTCGCAGGAAATATATATGCTACAGGCACATTATCAATAAGTACATCAACTCTATACACATTAACAAATGGAAACGTAGGCATCGGGACGACTTCACCGACAGCAGTTCTTCATCTAAAAGCAGGTGGTACTACAGCAGGTACAGCTCCACTTAAACTTACTACTCAAGCATCAGGACTTACTTCTGTTGAACAAGGTGCTTTCGAGCTTATCGGTAACTCATTACAATTTACACAACTTCTAAAGAGAAGAGGTATAAATATGACATCTAGTGTAATATTGGCAGACACTACAGTAGGAAATACGACAGTAGAAAGTGGAGCATTGATTACAGCAGAACATGGAGCTAACTATCTCGAAGTTGGTAAAATGGAAGAAATAAAAATAATAGGTACAATACAACAAACAGTTACTGGTGGTGGAGTATTATCTATTAGGACAAAATATGCAGGAACTACAATTCTTACAACTACAACAGTTTCTGGTACAATTGCAGAGGGTACACCATTTGAAATAACAGTGTATACAACTTGTAGAAGCATAGGTGCAACAGGTACAATGCAAATTAACAGTGTATTTAAAATAGATGGTGTTACTAATGTTCAAGATGCTAAAGCACTTGTAACAATAGATACTACTGTCGCACAGAATACCACTGTGACAGCACAGTGGAGTGTTGCAAACGCAAGTAATACAATGACAGTTAATCAGGGGTACGTTCATTGTATAGAAACTAATAAATAATTATATGAAAACATCACTAACATACACAATAAATAACATAGACGATACCATAATAGAACCTGTAGCAATAAAACTTGGGTACAATGATACTATAAAATCATTAGTAGAAGAAACATTTACATGTCTTATAGAAGGAAATGATGTTTCTAATCCTTTCGAGTTATTAAGAGTAAATGGTATAAGTGGTATTATAAAAGGAGTTATAAATGATGGAGTAAATGTATTTGTAACTTATGATAAAGAAGTAGATATACCAAATCCTGAAACAGTGCTGGAATTTCTACAAAAACACTTTATAGATAATTATGTTAAGGCAATTTTACAGCCTAAAGTAGTAGATGTTTTAACTCAGTTACAACAAAGTGAATTAAGATTAAAAGAAGAAGAACTAGCTACAGCTAAAAAGTTGACAGAAGAACAAGTACTTTCAACTATTAAAGTTAACCTTGTATGATAAAAAAGCCTAATGGTTGTGGAGCTGGATGTAGATTTCTACGAGTTCCACAATTCATATTCAAAGCAAGTTGCGATAAGCATGATGAATACTACATTACTGGTGGCGGTATAGTAGAGTTTGTCATGGCTAATGCTTTCTTCTTTTCTTATATGTTGGAAGATATTTCCTCATGTAATTATAGATTTCCAAAGAGACAGTTTTACTTCTTAATAGCTATAATCTATTTTATAGGAGTATCTATTTTTGGTATACCTTTATTTAATTGGCATAATAGGTTAAAATTAAGTAGTAAGTCTATTAACAAATAACTCTCTCGAAAATATCGTAGAGAATATAAAAGTATGGAAAAAACTAAATTAAATTATTCATTAGATGTAAATACAGTAAATTATATTTTATCTGCTCTTAATAGAAATCAGATAGCGGGGGTACAACAAGCTAAAGACTTGTTAACCATTGTTGAAATGCTACAGAATCCTACAAACGCAAGAGAACTTGAGAAGGAACAGTTTGAAACATTAAAAGCTAAGTTTGAGAAGTAATATGTCTAGTGAATCCTTAGTATATGCAATACACAACAAAATCAAAGGTTGAGAATTACTTAATGATTGATATCAATGCGTCATTCAACGCTACTATAGATGCTTATATTACAGCTATGTCTACTTACATTGACGAGTTCTGTAATCGCACTATCTATCGTACAGCAGAGACAACATACAAGTATGATGGCGACCTTACAAATATACTTCTTATTAGTGACGTTGTAGATATTACTGCTGTAACAGTTGATGGTCTAGACATTACTTCATCAGTGAAAAAGTACCCTGCGAATAAAGGTTATACAAGTAGAATTGTTCTAGAAGATTCTTACTTCTCGAAAGGAATGCAGAACGTATCTGTAACTGGCATTCATGCTATGAGTAAAACTCTCCCATCTGATATTGAGTTCGCCTGTACTGTTCTCGTGGCAGGAGCTTTCAATAGTGGTAAGGCATCAAACGGTTCAACGGAGCGTATTGGTAACTATTCTATTACCTACACAACAGAGCAACAGAAACTAGACTTTGAGTTAGCAAAGGAAATTCTAAATCGCTATAAAAGAATAGCTCTATAATCTATGTCATTCTCAAGTCTCTTAATTCAAACCTGCACAATACAGCAAAAGACTATCTCACAAGTTACTTATGAGAAGTCTATCGCTTGGTCTGATGTAGCGACCAATGTACCGTGTAGAAAAGAAGCGAGTCAGAATATTCGTATACAAGACGCTGACTTCCGAAGCAACACTGACGATGATACGTTCTTCTTCAATGCTGACGTGATCATTATTCGTGGTAACAGAATCATTCTCAACAGCGAGAACTATGACGTTATTAAAGTGAACGAAGTATTGGACTCAGTAGGTGTACATCACATAGAAGCAATAGCACGATTGGTAGATAACAAATAAATATATGTCATTAAAAGCAGTCGTCAATTTCATCAATGGAACACCACAAGCTGAAAGTGAAGTTAACAGTTTTATAGACAAGGCCGTGAAGAAGTCCACACTAGTTATGCAAAGAAACGTGATGGCCAACACGCCTGTGGTACACGGAAACCTTAGACGTAGTATTCAAAGTCGCTTCCCTGAGTTCGGAAAGGGCGAGGTGTTCTCATCTACTAACGGTGTGGTAGATGTTAGTTACGCACTCTATGTGGAGTACGGTACAAAGTACTTTGCACCAAGAGCCATGTTTAGAAAAGGGGCAGAGATTTCAAAGGATAGAATAATGCAAATCTTCTCGGAAGAGGCAAAGAATGTTAAACTTTCAGTAATAAAATGATAGAACAATATGTCTTCAACAAAATAGTGGCCGACACAACTCTTCAGGGGTTGCTTACTGATGGTGCTAGTGGCTACAACCTATATCCAAACGTTGTGCCACGTTCTCTTGTATTTGACCGTGCTGTTACGTTCTCAACTATCTCTACAACAGATGTATTTCCTAACGCTAACTCAGTGAACATCCAGTTTAATATCTTTGCAAAGACTCACAGCGACACGGTGGCTATCTCATCAGCACTCGCTAATATATTCAATGGGGATAATGCACAGGTTGACGGTGGTATATTCATGATATATTCACAGCGTAGGTCGGAGTCTGATCTAGCGTTTGACTTTGACACGAATATATATCATCGTGAAGCGACCTACTATTTTAAAATAAAGTAATATGACTACAAAAAATCGTCAAATCACAACAGGTTTTAATGCTCAAAAAGACCAAGGTATTATTCTAGAGAATGTTAAGACTGGTAGAATGATGGAAGTAACCAAGTCAGAAGCACGAAGAATACTTGCAACCGAGAGTACAAAGTACCGTATACACATGGACTAGACATTGTGTAGGTGTTATTATATAAGTACGACCTCAACAGTCTGTACTGCAAATTCTAGTGCCTAGAAGAACAGTAATTATAAAGTTTAACTATTTAAAAAAATGTCTAGACAAACAACAGTTCAAAAGTCCCCTGCTATTCGTCAGGGTTCAGTGCGTGTGCAAGTTGGAACAAGTTTCGCATCACTCGTTGATGTTGGAGCACTCCGTAAGCCAGTTATGAAATCTCTTGTTGAAAACCAAGAAATTACATTTGATAACGTGGCATCACTTATTAAGTTCGTTAAAGGCCAGCGTGTACAGTTTACATTTGACCTTGCTGAAGTTAACCTTACAAACCTCGCAGTTCTTGACGGTGGTATTCTTACTCTTTCAACAGTTGCAGGTTCAGCTACTCCAGTTACTGACGAAGCAAAGGGTACTGGTTGGACAATCGCTCAGCCAATTAAACTTAACAACAAGAACGGTGCGAACACAATCGTTACTTCAATTGTAGTTAAGGAAAACGCTGTTACTCTTGTTGCAAACACTGACTATAAGTCATACGTTGCAGACGGAACAAACGGTGAGCTTGGTTATACATACATCGTGCCTCTTACAGCGAGAACACTTGCTATTACAGTAAGTTACTCATACACACCAAATGCATCAAAGAAAGTTGTGTTTAGTGATTCAGGTTCAAAGACTCTTAACTGTATGCGTATCTCTAACACAGACGCTAACGGTAAGCTCTTCCAAATTGATATTCAGAACGGAACAAACTTTGCTCCAATCTCAATGACATTTGCAAGTGATATTCAGGATGATGTTGCGATCCTTCCAGTTGATTTTCAGGGTGATATCGTTTCAATCACTGACGAACAACAGATCGTTTAATCATCTAATCAATGAAGACGCTCATCTTTAAAAGCAGGAAACACTCAACTGTCAAATTAAGTGACGGTAAGGTATACAAAATACCTAAAGAGTATCTTGTGGAAGAGGTAGAGCGTCTCATTGAGTTACAGATAGAGCAGAAAAAGATAGAGAGTCAGGAGGTGCAGGAGTCCATTAAGGAACTACAAATCAGCAATTTGTATGTGAATATCTTTAATCAAATAGAGATAATCCTTCAGCATTTTCAACCTGAAGTAACTATTGAGTATCTAAAGAAACACTTAACACACAGTGAGGCACTAGAAATGTTAGGGTTCTTTAATAAATATAGATCACTTATATTTAAGAACGATGAATCAACTGACACGGTTGATTCAAAAAAAAAATCTAAAGCAGTAGATTCAGACTTGAGAGAGATACGCCGTATCATGACCTTTATGGTTGTGAACGGTTTTTCTCTTTTGGAATTGAGAAAGCTCTATTACGATGAATTGTTTTTCTTCTATGAAGAGTTATTCTACTCTCTAGAGAAATCAGGCAAGGTGGAAGAGGGAACTTATGATAAAATAATAAGTAGTAACAACAACGACAGTGATGAGTACACTGTCAGTGAACTCAAGCGACAGTTGTTCAAGAGTATTGGTAAGAAAAAATAAACACTATGCCTTCAGGAATATATACACATAAACCTAATCAGGGATTTAAAAAAGGACACAAGTTAAACTTGGGTAATTTCAAAAATGGCGTTCCTTATAAAGAAACTAATAGAGGAATAGAGAATATTAAAATATCTAAGGATAACTATCGTGTTAGACATAGAAAAATGATTATTGAAAAACTTGGTAATGTATGTGTTAGATGTGGGTACAGTGATGAAAGAGCTTTGCAAGTTGACCACATAAATGGTGGTGGTAGATATGAAAGAATTGTAAAGAAGATAAATACAAACAAAGCTCTCTATGATGATATTTGTAATACGGTCGACAAATATCAATTGCTATGTGCTAATTGCAATGTTATAAAGAGAATAGAAAATAAAGAATTTTAAATATATGGCAGGAGAAAAATTGACCGTAGGTGAGTTAGTTTATAAGATTTCGGGAGATATGGACAATCTCAAAACTGAGTTAAAGAAAGCTGAAGCAGAGGTCAGTAATCTTAAAAGTTCTATGGAGAAGACAAGCTCCACAACTGCAGGTATGGGTAAGCAGACAGAGAGTACTGCTCTCTCAGTGTTCAAAGGAACTCTTGCTTATAATGCAATGGCAGAGGGTATTAAAAAGGTCGGTGAGTTTCTTCTAGATAGTATCAAGGAGAGTGCTGACTCTGCTCGTATATTGGAACAGGTAAAGACCAACGTGGAGAACGCAGGGTTCTCATACGAGAAGTATGCTGAGCAAATCAACAAGGCAGGAGAGTCTGCTTTGCAAATGGGATTCGATGACGATACAGCAGGTGAGAGTGTTTCTAAACTGCTCCTTGTTACAAAGGACATGGGACAGGCACAAGCACTCCTTGCTCTCTCTATGGATATCTCACGTGCGAAGAACATCACGCTTGAAGAAGCAACAAAAGCCGTCATCTTAACCACTCAGGGAAACAGTAAGGCGTTAAAGGAACTCGGTATTGATCTAAAAGACGGGGCAACTACAGCCGAGCTTCTATCTGAAGCACAGGACAAGGTAAAGAACTCTGCAGTTAACTATACGAAAACTATCGGTGGCCAGTCGGATATTCAGGCACAGAAGTGGGCAAACATTAAACAGGCCGTTGGAGATAGACTCACGCCTGTCATCATGCAGTTGTTCGGTTTCATTGAGAAGCACCAGACTGGTATCAATCAAGGGTTCGAGGTACTCATGACCATTGTAGATGGCCTTGTATTTGTGTTTGATAAGTTGGCAGACTTCGTTGGTATCGCTTATGACTCACTACAGTCTACTGTTGCTCTTATTGAAGGAGGGTTCACAAAGGCAATTCAGCTCGTTAGTTACGGACTTGAGAAGGTTGGTCTTTCTTCTAAGTCTACAACTGCACAAATAGGTGCGATGGGAGATTCTATGCTTGATACTTCCAAGAAGGCAAGCGACTCTGCAAGTAATGGTGTGTCCACGTTCTTTGGTATGACTACAAAGGCCACACAATCAACTGAGGCACTCACTAGTACGCTTAACGATACTGGTTCGGCACTTCTTAAGGTAAAGGATAAGACACAAAATACAACAGGTGCTATTCAGGATGCAAAGAAAGCACTCGAGGACTTCCAACAGAAGATGATTGACGTTATTCAGAAGGCACAGGATGTACGCAAGGCACTAGAGAAGGACTTAGGTGATGCGTTTAAAAAGTTCTCGGAGGATATTAAGAGCAACGCAAAGGACACTGTAGAGGGTCTTGGTAAAATGGTCGTTGACGCTGAAGCAAAGATTAAAGAACTCAATCAGAAAATTGTTGATGAAGGTAAAGACCTCGCAAAGAAGATCAGCGACATTCAGTCAGGAGGTGGCGATAATAACAAGCAGTTACAAGACGCACGTGATCAGAGTGCAGAACGTGTTAAGGTTCTTCAGGATGAGATAAAGCAAAACCAGTCTATTCTTGACTCTAGAGTAGGGTTTGAAACTCGTCAGGCAGAAGTTATCAAAGGCATCCGTAAGCAACTCGCTGACGCTAATATTGACGGTTCAAAGATAGGCCTAGACGCTCTTCTAAATACAAAGACTCTTGAACAGCAAATTGAAGAGGATAGAAAGAACGCAACGCTTAACTCGTTCCAACTATTCGAGCAACAACAAAATCAAAAGTTGGTGGCTCTTACTACTGCACTTATTGCTGAGGTTAACCTCTTGAAGACTAAAATTGAGACAGAGAAGAAGTTTGAAGCAGACCTTACAGCATATCTACAAAGCGAACAATCAAAGCGTTTAAAGGGTACTGAAACGTGGGCTAAGGGCATGATTAAGCAGTACAAGGATGTCGCAGATAGTCTTCAAACATTCCTTTCACTTCAAAGTAGAGTTACTGGTCTTAGTCAGGATGTAGGCCTACCAAACAACGCTTCATCATCAGCGTCTACTATCCCACAAACAGTTTCTAACTCGGCTACTACCACAAACAAAACTGTGAACGCTCCTGTTACTATCAACGCTACAACGACAAGTAACATAGACTTCACAGCAGTTGCTCGTGATTTCGGTTTCCTATTAAGTAAACAATAGTGGTAAAATAAATATATGATCGGCACAATCTTCACAATCGTAAACAAAGCAGACCCAACTAAAGTTGTTACTTTCAACGACCACTCATCTGACAACTTGATTGCACTGCAGACGTATCCTACATTTGAATTGGAAGTTAGAAACGATGAACTCACAAAGGAAGGACAGCATGGAGTGTGGGACTTCTTCTCTTTCTATGGTAAACGTCTCATCACTTTTGAAGGCGTGATAGTAGGTGCAAATGAGTTAGAGGTACACACAAAGAAAGAACTCATGCAGTCCGTTCTTGAATTACCTGCACAACCTACAAGTACAAACGATGGAACGGTTATCATTAAGTGGACAGACCCACTCGGCAGGTTGGTACAGACTGAAGCAAAGATTGCTTCTACAATACGTCTTCATCGTGGAATGAAGCAGTTGTTCAGATTAGACTTTCAATTCTCTTTGAAGTCAGCAGACCCTACAATAGAATCACAAACACTCTATCAAGTGAATGGACTTCGTGGCTATCCTCTCACTGGGATATTCCTTCCTTTCCTTTCAGCGTTCACAATGATTGCAAACTACATCAACAGTTTCACTGTAACGAATAGTGGCAACACAGAAGCGAATCTAGTTGTTCGTCTATACGGTGGTTCTATGTTCACAATAACTAATCCAACTATCACTAACCTTACAACAGGAAAGTCTATGAAGATAAACACTACACTTACAGATGCTACTAAGTACGTGTCTATTGATTCAAAGACTGGTGCTGTACTAGACCAGAGTGGTAACGACCTTAGTGGGCTTATAGTTACAGGTAGTGAATTCGTGCGACTAAAGATAGGTTCTAATGTACTCTTCTATACGTCAGACGAAAGTACAAATGCACTTAGCACACTCACAACTCACGCTGATATGGTGGAAGTTATTCAAACAGACCACAGGGATGCAATACTTTAATTATGCAAATAAAAATCTATACAAAAGCATACGTTCCACTTACTACACTGGTGCAGACGCAAACTGCTTCTGACTTCAATACGCTCTCTTATAAAGACACTCTTTCACAGGTCGGAGATTGTAGTTTTACAATGCGACTAGATGGAAGTAAGGCAACAACAGCAAACCTTAACCACTACAACATAGTGGAGGTTTGCGAGGATAATGGAACAGTAAGATGGGTTGGTGTAATAATTTACAAGCGAGTTACTTTGAACGTTGTTGCTGTAACTTGTTTCAGTCTTATCCACCTACTAACAAAAAGACTCACTGGGACACCTGTTGCATTCAATACTACTGCAGGTGCAATTGCTACATCACTTCTAGCAACAACGAATGCATTATCTGATACAAAAATAGTTGCAGGTACTTTAAACGTTGCAACGAATGTGCAACTTACATTCAATCGTTCTTCAGTATTTGACGCATTAAAGACAGTGGCAGAGGCATCTAACGGACAGTTCAAAGTAAATAATAACCGAACATTAGATTTTAAAACTTCAGTCGGTACAGACCTATCATCAACAGTTATATTTCAATACATAATTACTCGTGTTGTAGGGGCAAATATATTAACATTCCAAGTAGAAGATGACTCAAAAGGAATAGTCACAAAAAGTTATGGAGAGAGTGGAGTACTTAATTCTACACAGACCGACTCATCTCTAACAACCCTCTATGGATTGTTTGAGGAATACAAAAACTTTCGTGAGTTAGACAATCAAACAACGCTAGATAATACTACTGCAGATAACAATCGTGGCAGTGAGTTGTCCCCACTTCTTAATCTATCTCCTGAAGTGGTGGATAACTTTGAGGTTGGGGACTTAGTAAAAGTGATTATTAAAAACAGTCTAGTGGATATTAATGCTGTGTACCAAATAACTGAAAAGTCCGTGAAAATAAAGGGTGGAAATCAAAGACAGATAGCAGTAAGAGTAAATAGTAATAACTCCGATTTCTTTAAACAGATTAAAGACTTGAAAAGGTCAGTTGACTTATTGTCTAGAACACTGTAGCCGTGTTATCATATAAGATATGTCAACAAGAGTATTTTTTCTAAATTCAAACGTCGCTCAATATGGCGAGGAAGAGTTAAACTCCCTTAATAAGTTTTTGTTCGGTCAAGGTATTCTTAACACTGTTGGAACTAGTTGGGAAGACTGGATTCTAAACGGTGACCTTCGTGTATCACAGCGTGGTGCAGGTGCGAATATGTCAGTGGATGTTTCAGCAGGTTGGTCTCTTTTAAACACAACTCGTAACTCTATAACTTTCAAAGTATTTTGTCAGTCTATCGGTGTTACTAACCTTGCTATTACAAGTAACGCTACTGGCTCTAACCGTGTGGATGCGATTATTATGCGAGTATCTCGCTCAGTTACTCCAAACATTACAACAAACAATGTTGTTACTCTTCAGGTGGTAGTGGGTACAGGAGTATCTGCACTTTCAGATGGTGCTATTACCACAGCAATTGGGAGTGATGACTTTATCCGTCTTGCAAACGTTACCGTTTCAAACGGTGCAGTTACAATTGTAAATGCAAACATTGCAGACACTCGTGTTCGTGCTTCAACAGCAAACTCAATATATAAACAAGCACCTGAAATGCTAGAGTTTAAATCTCTTGCAAGTAATCCTGCAACACTTGTAGAAGGTATGACTTGGTACAACTCAACCACTCACACACTTAACTTTTATGACGGAACAGTAATTAAAACTCTAGGTAATGCTCTTGATACTTCATACTTTGTTGGTTTCGTAGTTCCTTATGTAGGGTCATCAGCTCCTACAGGGTGGCTACTCTGTGATGGTTCAGCAGTTTCACGTTCCACATACTCAGCATTATTTGCACTTGCAGGTACTTCATTTGGAGCAGGAGATGGTTCTACAACATTCAACCTTCCTGATTTACGAGCGAGAACAATCATTGGTGCAGGTACTGGTACAAAAGTGGCAACGTTCTCTTCTCGTGCTTCCAACGTTATTACTGTAACTGGTCTTACAAACGCAAGTAACAACGAATTCCAAACAGGTCAAGCAGTTACTTATGTCACAAGTGGTTCTGCTATTGGTGGACTTGTAACTTCAACTGTTTATTACGTTATAAGATTATCTAATACAACATTCTCTCTTGCTACAACACTTGCTAACGCACAAGCAGGGACAGTTATCACTCTTTCTTCAGACGGTACTGGAACACAAACATTCACACAAACACTTACTGCACGAAGTCGTGGAGACACTGGTGGAGAAGAAAACCACGCAATGACACCAACAGAACTTGTCGCACACACTCACTCAATCAATCACGGTTCTTCTTCAGGTGGAGGTTCTGGTATCGTTTCTAACGGTAACGCTCCTGATAACTTCAGTCGTCAGACTGCTTCTACTGGTGGAAATCAGGGTATGAATATTATGCAACCATTTGCAGTACTTAACTATATAGTAAAAACATAGTGTATGGACAACCTAGAAAAACTATTTAATGAAATAAGAGAAATCGCAAAATCACAAGCTGTTATGGAAAGTGAAGTTAAGCGAATGAATACAGACGTTCAAAGTCTTTTTAAACTCATTGATAACCGATTCCCTACTAAAGACGAGTTCAAGAAACTTGAAGAGAACGTGCAGTCACTTGCAGACGAGAACAGGACATTCGTTACTAAAGAAGAACTTACAGAGCATAAAAAAGAGATGGAGAAGCTAGTAACAAAAGAAGAGTTCGAACCAGTTAAACGTCTTGCTTACGGTGCAGTGTCATTCATCCTTCTTGCTGTGCTAGGTATCATTATAAGTGGTTCTATATCATCAAAATAAAATGGAAAGAGACATCAATCAATTACTACCAATAGTTAAGCAGAAACTCCTAGAGTTCCAAGCGAAGGCGAAGGCACAAGGGGTTGATTTTATAGTTACATCTGTATATCGAAGTTCACTAGAACAAGACAATCTTTTTTTGCGACCATTTGACGGTATCGATAACGACAAAGATGGGAGAGTAGATGAGGCGGATGAGAAGATCACAAACGCAAGAGGTGGACAGTCGTATCACAACTGGAGGTGTGCCTTTGACATCGTTCCTATTGTTCAAGGTAAGGCTATCTGGTCTAACCAGTCGCTATGGAATAAACTAGGTGCTATCGGTCAGTCTTGTGGTCTTGAGTGGGGTGGTTCGTGGACTGGCTTCGTAGACATGCCACACTTCCAGTACACAGCAGGTTATACATTCAAAGATTTTATTGATAATAAAGTAGACTATAAAAAGTTTGACTTGCCTACAGCACCTGTAACTCCTGCTCCAGTAGTTGCACAACCTGTAGCACAGGTGGACACAATAACACCACTTCGTTTGAAATTGATTAGCCAACTTGATGCTAAAGATTTCAAGGGGGCTAAAGACACAACGTCTTATTTATTCACAGAGTTAGCAAAAAAATTAAATTAAAAGTTATGAACGAGATCACAAAATCAGCATCAAAGCTAGTGCTACTTTATATAGTATCAATCTTAGGTTTTCTCACTCTCTTTGCAGGGCTTTGGGATGTAGTACACGGTCAATTTTCAGAAGTATCTAAGATCATCCTCGCTCTATTCGGTGGTGCAGTGAACTTCCTTTTTGGGTTTTACTTCGGTTCTAAAGGAGATACTACACAGCCAATGGGTGGGAAGTAATCTGTACCCCATGCCATTCTAGACAAAGTACGCCACGTTGGGCGTATTTTGTATTTGCGAGGTATTTATCAACTCGTAATTATCAAGCTCTAGAATCGCAATTTTAGGGCTTGTTTACAGATAGATATTTTATTGTGTAATATCTACCGTGCCATATTTGGCATCGTTACCGTGCCATCCGTGTCCAACTTTTTAATTCATACTATATGTATTAATAAATATAAGTTAATAAGTTAATGTAAAGACGGAGTTATCCCCTTAATCTTACTTGTAGAAAAGATGATCGTACTCTATTATTAAAAGCGTTGAGATAAACAAAATAAATGACAAAAACAAGCAAGACTTTATTAACAACTTTCGGTGGAGATATTTACGTCATAGAAAAGACACCTGATGAAATAACCGCTTTGATAGAACATATTGAGATGGTTCGTATGCCTAACGGTTCTCGTATAAATAAAAAAGCAATTGCATCGATGCAGAGTTACGAGGATTACACTTTCCAAGTAGAGCAGAAGAACCGACACAAGAAAGGTCAGTTCTTAAAAAGTGGAGAGTGGCACGATGCACAAGGTTCACTGGGTATAAGTGCATGTCTTGAAAGAGTGACTGGGAGTATTGAGACTAAACTTTTAGGAAAATAGCATGAAGAAAATTAAATGTAAACTTTGTGAAGTAGAAAAGACTGAAGATATTTTATTCCACACACACCACGTTAAACATAGAAAAGATGGTGGGGATAATTCAAAGGATAACTTGATAGAGATTTGTAATGATTGTCATTTTGATATACATCATCCTGATAGAACAGACGGTGAGTTGATGAAGGAGCTAGAGCCAATGTACAAGGAGGTTATAATGCAAAATATATTTGCTGATGGGTACGCTGTAATTCCTAACAGGATTTTAAATAATAACGACCTCCACCCATTCTCAATTAGACTTTATGGAATACTATCATCATTGTGTGCGAACAAAGGTTATTGTTGGGCAACAAATGAATATCTTGCAGAGTTTTGTTCTGTAAGTAAAAGAACAATTGCGAGAGCAATATCAGACTTAGATCCATTTATAATGATAAGAAATAAGATGAGTCCTAAGCGACAGATATGGGTTCACGTTCTAGGTGATGTTAAGCCAAGAGTTATTGAAAGAGTAAGTGCAAAGAAACCTGCGAAGGTAAAGAAAGAGAAGGTTGTTAAATACAATGCACAGGACTTGCAACTCGCAGAGTATTTACTCTCAAAGATAATTTACAACTATCCTGTGTACGAAAACAAACCAGTGAACATTAACGAGTGGGCAGACGATATGAGACTACTCAGGGAAGTAGAGAAGGCAACATTCGATCAGGTATATTTTATGATAACGTGGTTACACGGTGGAGAGATAATACGAGATGGAAAGCAACCACGATTTTTTGCACCACACAATTTCTGGTCAAAGAATATTATGAGTGCGAAGAAGTTGCGAAAGCAGTGGTTAGAAAATTTGATTCCACAACTGCAGTCAGAGCTGAAGAAGAAGTCAGAAGTACAACTGTAATCAACAGTTTTACATTGTCGACACTTGCTAAGTCTAGTATAATAACAACGGTGTAATCTGTTTTTTGTCATTCGGATACACTTTGTTTATTTTAGTCCTACATCGCTCTTCGGAGTGATCTGAATTACAATAAAAGCAAACGGCCACCCTTAACAGGTGGCTTTTTGTTATCCCCTGTTTTACACTTTACTCGCTATCTAGTAAAGTGTATAATATAGATATTACAAATTAAGGTAAACAAAAAACAATGACAACAAACAAAGAAGAAAAGGTTTGCGAGACTTGTGAAGGTACAGGAGAAGTATCACAATCAGCACAGGTATATCCTAACGAGCCACACATGGCAGATATAGAAAATGTACCTTGTCCTGATTGTAATATGGTCGATGCAGACGATTATCAAGAAGAAGACTAATAAATATTTATGGCTAAAATACCACAAATCAAATCAACAACAGCAGTGCCAGTTCAGTTTGTAAGAAAGGAATATAAGAACGAATACGGAGAAGAAGGATCACCTGAATACATCAACCTTAACTTCAAACTTAGAGACGATGTAACAGATGAACTTGTTATCTTCCTAGAACTTCTTAAGAGGGCAATGGCTCAGGTGGAAGACGATATTAAAAAGATTCAAGCAAAAAGAAAGTCTAAGTCAAAGTAGGTATGAAGAAGAAAATTAATTTAGAAAAGTTCTACACGCCGAATGAAATTGTAGAGTTGGGAGTAATGACTGCACCAACCACAGACGGTCAGAAGCAAATGCTACTCCGTTACATTCGTGATAAGAAGATAGTAGCAGTCAATGTCGGTGGAGACAGAAAGCCACGATACCTTGTACGAGGTAAGGATCTAGTTGAGTACATGAACACACAACTAGAACCTGCACAGTACATTACTAAGGGGGTTAAATAAACAAAACACAAATGACAGACCTTTCAATGTTCACTAAAGAATTACAACCATTAGAAAACGAAGTGATAACGCTTAAAGAAAAAGCAGAAGCACTTGTTATTACCACAGACGAGCAATACGCTGAAGCAGGAGATATTGCAAAGGTGGTTAAGGATAAAGGGTCGGCAATTGAGAAGATGCGAAAGTTCTTCACAGTACCAATCAACAAACAGCTTGATGATATTAACGGTCTATTTATGCCAAAGACAAAGGAGGCAGACGAGATTGTAAAAATCATTAAAGGTAAGATGTCAACCTATCACGAGAAGAAAGAAGCTGAGCGTATCAAAGAGGAAGCAAGACTTCAGGCGATACGAGATAAGGCAAACGAAAAGCGTGAGGAACAGGGAAAGGAAGCAATCGCAGAACCTATCAAGACGGTTGCTGAAGTACCACGAACAGTTAACACAGGCGTTACACAATCAACGGTTAAGAAAGTGTGGACTCACGAAATCATCTCTATAAACGAACTCCCTGAAGATGTGAAGAAGGCAATTTTTGCAGAGGCATTTAACAAGGGAATTATTAAGACGGTGGTTCAAAAATTCGTGAATGCAGGTGTGCGTGAAATGACAGGTGTCAGAATATTTCAAGATAGTCAGATATCATTAAGGTAATGTATATAACAATGGTATAATATACCAGTATGCAAAAACAATGTTTTAAGTGTAAAGAGTTAAAAGATGTATCTAATTTTAGAACTGTTAAGAAGAGGAATAAGATGGCATTGTATAGTTACTGCATTCCTTGTGAAAGTAAAATATCAAATACTTACTACCATAAGAATCCAGAGAAGTATATTAAAAGAACAAGGGCATTTCAGTTAAAAAACATCGATAACTTTCATAAGACAGCAAAGTTAAGAAGATTAAAATTAAAAGAAGATGCAATTAATAAATACGGTGGTAGTTGTCAATGCTGTGGAGAAAATGAATTAGTATTTTTAACAATAGACCATCTTGAAAATAACGGAAATGTTCACAGACGAGAAATAGGAAAATCAAATATGTACGTCTGGTTAAGGAATAATAACTATCCTAAAGGGTATCAAACGCTGTGTTGGAATTGTAATTCTGCAAAACACATACTTGGTAAATGTCCTCACCAGAATAGATAAAGTTATCCCCTGTTTTACACTTTACTATAAGACACAAAACCCTTATAATATAAGTATTACTAAGTTAAGATAAACAATAAAAAATGACAACACAAGTAACATTAAAGAGTCAGATTGTTGCACTCCTAAAAGGAGAGAATGCACAGCATGTTGAAACATACGCATCGTATTGTCAGGGGTTATTGGTAGCAAAGAAAAAGGATGGCACAGTACAGTATCCTTTCATGGCTACTAAGACTGCTGAAATGTGTGCAAAAGGTTTCTTAAAAGTTAAAGAGCAAGGTCTTGTGTTTGACGGTAAGCACATCACTTGGCAGTCAACAGGTATTAGCCACGACTACATTGCGTATAAAAACAAAATGCTTCTCGTGTATCCTGAAACAAAGTTTGACATGGAGGTCGTAAAGGAAGGGGACACTTTCAATGTAGATAAGGTTGACGGAGATATAACATATCGCCACATCATTAAAGACCCTCTAGTAACTGCAGACTTCAAGAACATTACAGGTGCATATTGTATCGTTAGAAACGCACGAGGGGTATTCCTAACAACGCTTTCAAAGGAGGACATCGCAAAGCATAGAAAGGTGGCCAAGACAGATACAATTTGGATTGCATGGTTCAAGGAGATGGTACTAAAAACAGTGCTTAAAAAAGCGTTCAAGTATCACTTTGACGATATCATTGCAGGGGTTGATGAAATGGACAACGAGAACATTGACCTCGATAACCTAGACGAAGAAGATGACACACGCTTTGAGAATGAGAAGAAGCGAATCATTGAAGTCATAAAGACAAAAACAACGGTGGTTGACCTTAACGCTTACTACAAGACACTCCCTAATGAGTTCTCTAAGGATGGAGATATAATTGAGGAATGTAAAGCACAAAAAGTTGTATGCCAGAATACGAAATAATCGAAGGAGATCAGAAGACCGATGAATGGTTCAAACTCCGAGAGGGTTGTATCGTAACAGGGTCAAACGCTAAAAAGGTAAAGGGTACAGGGTCAGCGTATCTCTATGAGTTATTAGCAGTAGCAACAACAGAGCGTGAGGTACAGGAAGCACACAGTAAGCACATTGACAGAGGGGTTGAGTTAGAGCCAGTCGCTCGTAAGGAATACGAGAAGGCAACAAATCAAAAAGTCCGTGAGGTGTCTTTTATACGAAATAATCGCATAGGTATATCGCCTGACGGACTGGTAATGAAGAAGGATGTAGTAAAGAAGTTGATTGAAATAAAGTGTCCTGATACGCCTAACCACATCCGATACATCCTAGAGAACAAAGTACCTAGCGAACACGAAGATCAGATCATTCACGGTTTCATAACCTGTCCTGATGTAGACGAGATTGACTTCGTATCTTACGACCCTAAGTTCCTATTCAAACCACTTCACATCCTTACAGTAAAACGCAGTGTCTACGCTGTAGACATAACCACTACTCGTATCCAATACGAGAAGTTTATTAACAAATTTGATGAGAAGCACTCACAAATTAAAGACCTAATTCTAAAATAAATATATGTTTCTTAACAAAGTAATGATAGTCGGAAACCTTACACGAGCACCTGAATTGAAGTCATTGCCTAACGGTACAAAGGTGGCAACGTTCTCGGTAGCAACTAACGAGGTATTCAAAGACAAAAACGGTGCGAAGCAGGAGAAGGTAGAGTTCCACAACGTGATTGTATTCGGAAGAGTTGCAGAGACATCTGCACAGTACCTACAAAAAGGACAGAGTGTCCTTGTAGAAGGTAAGATTCAGACTCGCTCATGGGATGATAAAACGACAGGCGAGAAGAAGTATCGCACAGAGATACTTGCACAAAATGTACAGTTCGGCCACAAGGTCGGTGGTGGAACAGCACCAACAGGCGAGGCAAAACCTGATGTGCAAACTGGTGGGATGGACTTAGACACC